TACTATCAAGATAGGCTTGCAGAACCGGGTCTGATTCGGACGCCTTGAGCCGAGCGGCTGCGGCTTGGATTTGCTCGCAAGTGAGTTTCACTTCAACCTGTCCCCCGCCTTTCGCAATAACAAAGACGCCGCCAGCCCCGCGTCCACAATCCGCCAGCCTGCGTTATCCTGTGTTGCCTCAACCACTCTGGCGGCAACCAGTTCGGCAATCAGCTTGCCCTTGCTGGACGGGCGAAGGTACACGTCAGCGCTGTCGGGCGAAATCCCGCGCTGCTCAATCAGATATTGCCGAAGTGCGTCACGCGGAATAAACGGCGCGCCGTCAACGACCTGCTCACCAGTCGCCCACCAAGCGGACTCGATAGTTTCTATATGGGACTCGAGCCTGCCTTCTTTGGTTTTTTTCTTCTTTTCTTCTGGCATTCCTGCAGGTACGAGTACAGCCGATTCCATTGGTTCGCCGTCTTCATCGCGCCAAGTTTCTAGTATGACCGGCTCAGGGCGGGCATAGACTGGCGGGGCTTCGCGGGCGTCTTTTATCTTGACTTGTGCTAACTCGAAGGTCTTCTGATTGTCGTCTAAAGGCGAAACCAAAAACTCGGCATCCGCCGCACCGCGCCAAGCGGATGAGCCGCGCCCACGGCGTTGTGCGTCTTGCCCCCAACCAGTGTGGTGAACAAGAACCAGCGCGCAGCCTAACCTGTCAATCAACGCCGCACACGCCGTTAGCATTGTCTTCACGTCTTCAGCCGAATTCTCGTCACCGGCAAAAAACCGGTGCAACGTGTCAACAAACACGAGATCGGGAACGAGTTGCGTAGCGTCAAGCTCGCGAAAAACCTTCTCTAGTCCGGCTGGGGTATTCAGGTCACAGCCGGATGCCGTAATGCGCCCGCGCGTCATCCAGGCAAAATCGTCATCTGGTATTTGGTGGTACTGTTGCCACGCCGCAAGGCGCATTCTCAAGCCGTAGTGGCCTTCCCCTGCAAGGTAAAACACTTGTCCTGGGGTTATGCGACAACCGAACCAGTCGCGTCCGGTAACGACTGAAGCAGCCCAATCAATCGCAAGAAAGCTTTTGCCTACGCCGCTCGGGCCGACAAGCAGGTTTAGAGTCTTTGGGCGAATCCACCGCTTGACTAGCCAACGAGTAACGTCCGGCTGGCGAGCAAAGTCGGCAAAGGAATAAGACCAGACTTCGGCTGGTGAAGGCGTCAAAGCGGCGGTGATCAGCTTCGCCAAATCGCCGCCTGCGAGCCGATAATCGTTGGCATCGTACCCTGGCGTAGGTGGCGTGACGACCGTAACGCCGTATTCAGCCGCACATTGAGCAGCGTATCGCTGTCCGGTGCCGTTGGCATCGTTGTCCGCAACAATAATCACGTGCTGTTTAGGACAAATTGCCTTGACTCGGGCTGTGACCGCCGGAAGGTTAGAGGCGGTAAAGGCAACAAAGCAGGGAAAGCCTGTCACTTCGTAAACAGACGCGGCAGTAGCGAAGCCTTCGGCGATACAAACTACCTTGGCGTTGTCAATCTCCCCCAGCAGCCAGAAGCAGCCCTTTGTTCGTGCCCCAGCGTGAAAGCGTTTTTCCCCGTCTGGTGTAACGTATTGCAAGCTTGTCAGCGCTCCAGCGGCGTCATAAAGAGGGATAACCAGCCTCCCGTCGCTAGTGACGCGCGTGCCGTGAGGCTGAATACCTTTGCGCACAAGATAAGGATGATCGGCTGGGGCGGGGTTGCAGGAATCCCAGATAGCGCGCACGACTTCCGCTGCCAAAGCGTATTCCGCTTCCGCTTCGACTTCGCGCTGGGCGATTGCCTGCTGGATGCGTTCTTGGCACTTTTGACGCTCTTCCGCTGACAGTTCGCGCCCAATTTGGGCGACCCAGGTTTGCTGAACGCCGGCACGCCAGCAGCCGAACGCGCCCGCCGGAATGCCATCGCCGAACGCAACATACCAGCCGGACTTGTCTTTACGTCCCGGCGTGGCGGCAAAGCGCCGCAACCGCCCGTCGAGAATGACTCGGTGCGGCGGTTCCAGTCCGGCATCAGCGATTGCCCGAATGAGCTGCTCTTCTGGTGATAGCGTCGTTTCTGACGCCGGGTGACCGTCACAGGTCAAGGGGCGTCCGCTGAAAAATTGCGTCAGGTCAGTCACGGCCGGAGTCCCCCTTGGCGGTGTCTATCGCCGGCGGGACGGCTGTGAGATACCGCGTCAGGCGGAGCACCACGTCCGCTGATGGCCGCTTAGCGCGTCCCTGACGGATTTTCCAAAGCGTGTTGTAGTGCAAACCGGTGGCTCTTGCCACGTGGCGCAACTTTCTATCCTGAAGGCAGGCGCGAATAGCGTCGAGAGAAAGTACTTCGTTCATATCCGCCCTTACTGTGTAAAGGTTTTTCGCGATTAGGTGTTGACACCACACAACTGTGTGGCTATAGTACACTCGCGCACTGAGCTTGACAAGCCGACAGCGCAAAAACAATCAGGAAAGGAGAGGCCACAATGATCACAATCAAGAGCACGCGCTCTCTTTCGCAGGAGAGCGGGGTCAAGGTATTGGTGTACGGTCAAGCTGGCGCGGGGAAAACGTCGCTGATTCCGACGTTACCCGCGCCGATTGTGCTTTCAGCCGAAGGCGGGCTGTTGTCTATACGAGAGCACGACCTGCCTTATATCGAGATCGCCACAATGGAAGACTTGCGGGAAGCGTACCGCTTCTTGCGAGACAGTCATGACGCGCGCGAATACAAAAGCGTGGCGATTGATTCGTTGAGCGAGGTCGCTGAGGTGGTTCTCGCCAATGAAAAGCGCAACACCAAAGACGCGCGCCAAGCCTACATGGCAATGCAGGACTTGGTGCATGACCTAATTCGGGCGTTTCGAGACCTGCCCGAACGCCACGTTTACGCCTCGGCAAAGCTGGAGAAGGCACAAGACGAAATGGGGCGGATGCTGTACTCGCCTTCGATGCCTGGGCAGAAGACGGGGCAGGCGCTGCCTTACTTCTTCGATGAAGTCTTGGCGTTGCGCGTTGAGCGTGACGCTGAAGGAACGCCGCACCGCGCGCTGCTATGTCAACCCGATGGGCTGTGGGTTGCCAAAGACCGGTCGGGCAAGCTGGATGTCTGGGAGCCGCCTGACTTAGGAGTGGTTATCGCCAAAATCACAGGAGGAAGCACGCGATGAAAAGTGCCGATTTGGAAAGATTGCTGATTGAGTGGCGCGTGGCAAAGCAGCTTGAACAAGAAGCCACGCTTCGACGTCGGAATATCGAAGACGAGATCAAAGCCGTTATTGGCTTTGACGAAAGCCGCGAGGGGAGTGAAGCGCTACCGTTTGACGGCGGGCGCGTGGTTATCACGGCACGCCTTGATCGCAAGATTGACGGAACGCTAGCGCGTCAACTTGCTACCGAGAATCACCTAGAAGACTGGCTTGACCGCATTTTCCGCTGGAAGCCAGAGCTTGAAGTCCGGGCGTGGCGCAAAGCGCCCGAACACATCACGCAAGTTTTCGCCCCGGCAATCACCACCAAGCCAGGGCGAGCAACATTTTCCCTTGAACTTGAGAAAGGAGACGGACAATGAAGCTCGACGAAATCATTCGCTTTGACGAACTACCCGACAACGAACTTACCGTCGTGCCGGCGGGATGGTACACGGCCACCATTGCGGAAGCCGAAGTCAAAACCAGCAAGCGTGGTGACGGACAGTATCTTTCAATCCGATACACTGTTTTAGGCCCGACGCATCAGGGGCGCAGCGTGTACGGCAATATCACGCTACGCAACGCCAGCGAGACAGCTACGAGAATCGGCCGTGCGCAACTCAAGGAGTTGATGGGCGCGATTGGCCTTGCACAGCTTGCGGATACAGACCAGCTTGTGGGGGCTACGCTTCAAGTGCGCGTCACGGTGCGAGACGACCCACAGTACGGACAGAGCAACGAGGTGAAAGCCTGGAAGCCGGCAGGCGCACAGCCTTCCGTACCGTCGCTTCCACCTGTGCCTACCCCGGTGTCAGCTCCGCTACCAGCGCCAGTACCAGCGGCAGGCAACGCCGATACGCCGCGCCCACGCAACCTTCCGCCGTGGGCTGCCAAATAACCCAAAACCAAACGGCTTCGGGCAATGCATCCCGAAGCCGTTTCCCCAGAAAGGAGAAAGCGATGAACAGCTTAGACTTAGAGGCAATTATAGACCGCTACCACGAAGCAAGCAACGCAGCCGAACAGCCCCGTGCGTACCTGGGCTGTTCTCAAGCCGGCA